ACATCAGTCAAGTCTTCTATATCTACCCCTGCTAAACTTAGCGTAAGGGTGCTACCTTCATTTTTTTCAGCCATTATCTTCTTCTTTTTGTTTCTTAATATATTTACCCGCTTCGTCGAAAGCGTACCCTTTATCTATGTACTTCTTTCCAAGTTCCCCAACAAATCTGGTCTGTCCTTTTAAAAACGTCCCTTTCTTGCCTTCCCTCATGTCTTTAGTATCTTTTAAAAATGTTACTCTCATACCTCTATAATTTCGTAATCAATACCACTTAAATCGTAATCTTCTATATTGTCTGGGCATTTAATATTCCAGCCTTCGACAATCAAATCAATTAGGTTTCCTTCTAGGTCATAATTAGCCAACTGTTTAGGCTTATATGATCCACTTGTTACCCCTATTAATGGCGCTGTCTTTGGCACCCCTTCTGCGTCTGTTCCTACTAAACCGTATTGCTCAATAGCTTCATCCCTGGTGCAGTTAAGGAATAATTTAGAAGCCCCGTAAATTTCTTTCACCTCTTGCGGTGTTGCTTGTTCGGTTTGGTTCACAAAATAATCATACTGGTTAACCATGTCAGTATAAAAGATTACATCACCTGCCGATTGTACGTTTTCGATATTTCCGTTTATAAACTTCATGGCGCTGGTGGGTTTACTTTGTATGTGTGTCCAGCGTCTAAGCTTCCTAATAAGTCGTGCCTAGCGGCAAAGTACCCAAACATTTTATCATTATCTCCTGAACTTAAGAATCCATCTACTACTACTATTTCGACTATTTGGCCGTTTATGTGTTGTATGACCTGCTCACTTGTCCCTACGAATAAATGACTATCTGTTGTGTTTATCGCGGTGCCTCCACTTGATATAGTCCCGTTTTGATCATCTCCATCTAAAAATATCTCTGTGTCGTTTGTGGTGGTTCCGTTCAAATATAGCCCCCACATTTCTTCGTTTGTAACTGTATGCGCTGAAGCTAATATCTGTCCTGTGTTAAAAAACCCGGTCATGTCTCCTGATTGCTGAAGTAGTGACCATCTACGCCCGGCTGAATTTGAGCCCCACGCAACAGCGTATCCTAAGCCAGAAGTAGCCCACCTTGCGACAACAAAAACGCTTCTATTTGCTGAACCTGTTATTCCAACGTTATTAATAGATTCTAAATACTCACTATTAGATACATCAAACTCTAATGCTCTATTTCCACCAAAAAACGACGTAGTAGTTGTTGGTTGATCTCCTGGGCTCGGTTGTGTAATATGATTACTTGTACCGCCACGGTCATCTAATTGGCTTACATCAGCACCGTTGAATGTTATAAAGTCCTGTGCGTTACCAGTTTTCCAATCCACCAATCCCGGATCATACCATTGTATAGCTTCTGTTAAATCGCTAGGATCAAACAAAGCACTATTGGTGGTGTCTGTTACTGTGTTTGAATAGTCACTATTAGGAGATGCTAAAGCTCTTACCTTATGAGAGTATTCTGTAGTAGCATCCAATCCCGTTACTGGAAAAGTAGTCACACTATCAACAATTCCTATTTGTTGAAATCTGCCTCCGGCCTTTTTCTGTTCTATGGCGTAACGTGTCATGCTGTCCAGTTTAAGGTGAGAGTGTTTTGAGTCACGTTTGAAGAAACCAAATTACTTGGTGCGCCTGTGCTTCTGCCTATTACAAGTAAATACCCATCTTCGCGGGTTATCTGTGGTTTGTTCGCTATTCGATCCTCTTGCATTTGACCGCCTGATTCACGGGTACACCTTCTTAAATCCACACCGTCATAAGTTCCTCTAATACCCCCGGCTATGTCAATTGCATTTCTAACGGCTTCTCCTAGGTTATCGGCTCCAATTGTCGATCCTGACGTAAAAGTTAAGTCAGCAACACAGAAAATAGTGATCCGGGTAAAATCTAATTCACTTCCTGATCTAAACGTGTTGTTTGGCTCGGTATCTTCCTGATCAACCACCACGTAAGGCGTTTGCTCACCGTGACCAATAACGTTTGATCCGATCTTATTAGCATTACCCAATAAGGCCACTAAAGCAGTGTCGTTTTGTAGTATGTTGACTATAGCTCTCAATTGGTTTGGTTATCTCGGAAAATTGTATCCAGTACCATTAAATTTCTATCTCCTTTATATCTTTTTCTTACTTGTGTTATCCGGTGAAATTCTCCATCGACCACATAAGCCATTTTATTGGCTGTTATTGTTCTTGACGTTTCGTTCCTGATTAGCCATGACCCTTTAGCTTTCGCAACCTCTTGATTCATTTCAAATACTTCCGACCCGTCCGTTTTTAAAGGGATTAGGTTTTTACTCGGAACACTGGCATATAAAATAGTGTCTGTTAAAATCTCCTGCCCTCTTTCGTTTACTACCGTGAACTCATGAATAGCCCCCGGTACATCAAGTTCTCGTGCGTCGAATGTGTGTAAGCCCATTATCATTTATGTTATAATCAAAAAACAACTTACTCGCAGCAATTGTCGCTATGTAAGCATCTTGAACGTCTGTTCTATCAAATGCCTCCTGGACTTTTAACAGAATAGCCCTTTGCGCCCATCCCGGTATATCACTGTCATCATCACCGTAACCTGAAATCCAAACAAGAGTAACTACATCATCTTTATCGGTAAAAACACTAGGCCAGCTACCTATAGGAATTATCCTGTTTTCTTTGCCTACTGTCGTTACTGTGAAATGAGTGTTTAAATCTAATGTCTGTTCATTTTCGTCAACATCGATATATTTCAAACTAGTGATGCTCTGAATTTTACCCTTTGGAACGTATATGGTTGTCCTGAAATTATTAGGAAAAGCATCTAATGTCATTGTCCAAGTCTGGGTAATTAAAGACCTATCCGTATCCCTTTCAACAAAATCTGTAGCAGATTCTATTGCATTAGCTATTACTAATGGAGAATCCCCACTAGAAATATATAACTGCTGTTCAACTAAAGCTGTTGCTACAGCAGCGTTCACAGGGTCGGTAGTTCTTTCAATATTCATCTTGTTTCAGCTTTATTGCTTATTACTGCTGTTTCGGCTTGGTCACCGCCCCTTGAGACTTTTTTTTTGGAATTGCCTTTTCTTCTACAGGTTTGGCCACTCCTTTTAAAATCTCTGGTACGTCTTTAGCGTCATACTCAGTATTGGGGAGGAATGTGTCCCCCCCGTGCTGATATACTCTCCTAAATGTTACTTTTCCCATTATACTAGGATAGAAGTAAATTTAACCATTGCTTCACCTTGAATCAGTGTGTAATCCAAATGCTGGTGCAATACAATTCTAGTTTGATCATTCAACAAAGCATCTCCTGTTCTGTCTAAAACCATATCCATGCCTCCAAAGAAGCCCAATTTTACTTTAGAGAAGTCTCCAAATAAAGCCTGGCCAGTTACGTTAGTTGTGCCGTCATTTGCAACACTGTAACAAACTGGATAACCGTTAGCGACCTGAGTGCTATATCCCAAATTAGGAGTAGCAGGCGTAACGCTTACAACTTGTGGTGATCTCTTGATTTGTCCCAATAAATGTGGTGAAGCTAAGTACCAAATGTTTCCTTGGATACCTTCACCGGCTGCTAGGGTTTCTTCTGCTTTAACAAAATCTTTAAACACAGAAATAGCATCTACAAAAGAACCTTCCTCTGCGAAAGTCAATACCCCGGAAATTCCAGGTATATCATCAGGTGCGTTTGAAACTCCTGTAGCACTCCACATTGATTGGTCAATCAAATTCGCTGAAGCTCTACCTAAATCCTCCATTACACTATTAAGTGCTACTTGCCCGTTCTGGATTAGCAAAGTGTTGGAAACATTCACAAACGCTGTGATTCTGTTAGGGGTAAGCGTTTTCTCAGTGAAGTTTGTACCTCCATCAGCAGCAGCAGCGTTTTCAGTCGCAGCCCATGCTACATTTTGCTTACCTACTACCGGAATCTTATGATCCGCAGTAAGTCCGTTCAAAACCTGAACACCTACTTTAGAATAAATCGCGTTTTCTCTCAAAGCTTTAGTATAAGCTCCTACCTCTGTGGGTGCGAGTCCTGAGGTAGCCTGATCAATATCGGTTCTGACTTCTCTATCCAACATACTAGCAGGAATTGCCACGCCAGCAGCCGACTTGCCAAATGATCTCAGCTCCTCTTCTGCTTCTTTCTGCACTTCTGCTTCGATACCTGTCAATGGTTGGTTTTTATACAACGCTCTAAGTGCCTTACCGGGAGAATAGACTTCTTTAGCCTTTTCTACTTCCTTGTCTTCTTTAGAAGCGGCTTCACCTGCTACGGCTTTAGCTACTCTTTCCTGTTCTGCTTTGTCTCCAGCTCTTGTAGCCTTATCAGCTTCCAAATCTTCCAAATCTATCAATTCAGCAGTTAGGTTGTTAATCTCACCTTTTAGAGTTGCCCACTTTTCAGACTCCTCATCGGTTCTGGTTCTCTCTTCGCATTCTTTTGCGATTGCATCAATGGCAGACCTTTTGTCCGCTATATCTTCTTTAATTTGCTTTATCTTTTTCATTTTGTATAAAATCTAATTCTAGTAAATCTAATTCCCTTAAATCCTTATCCATGGCTGACTTATCAGCTAGATAGGCTTCATCTGGCTTGTGGTATTCCTCCAAATGCCTAGCTGCTACAGTTGTATTCTTGTAAGCAGGATAGGTAACAGGCGAAACATCATATAGCCTTTTTAATTTAGTAATTGTACGAACATCGGGAACGTCCTTATCTTGGTTGGTTTCCCATGTCTCTTCTGCTATGGTGAAAGCAAAGGAGGAGTTTCTAACTAACCCACTTCTTATGTTTTCCAGCATATCAGCTCCTATTGTTGTATTCGGTGCATTGAAACGATACCCTAAATCTCCTCTCTTGTTTAGAAATAACTCCAAACCTGCTGAACCGTCCGCTGTGCTTCTGGCTAATGGGAAATTGGGGTCATGATTGAACAATGCTACAACGTCATCCTTTAAAACATCATCAAATGCGCCCTTAGCAATCTTTTCCGTAAACCAACCTAAATCAGTCTCAGAATCCACCACCGCAGCTATTCCTTCAATAATATTCTTATCATCCTCAGTCCTAATTTGTATGTCAGGACTTGTAAATCTTCTTTCTGCGTCTTTGTCGCGCTTTTCTATGTAATCCTTCATTGTAGTAATTTTTCAATTTCCTTACCGTTCTTCGATCTCTCAGAAGTGGATGAGTCTTCTGGTTTTGTTCCTTTTTCGATCATAGCGCCTTGTATCATGTACAACTTACCTAAATCGTTTGGCTGTGGCGCCATGTCTTCCATGTTCCGAACCTCGTCAGCATTAAAAACACCGTCTAATATCATATTGTGATACAATTCGAATCTGGTTTTAATGTCGCCTCTTAATATTCCGTTAAGATTAAATTTCGTGAAAAATGGGAATGTCTTATTTACATTGTTTTCCCTGAATAGCTTTCTATCGCATTCCTGTTCGATTAACCTAATCCAGGGGGTTAAGGTCTGCTTAACATAAACCAAGTCTTGTTGCTCCGCGTTTCCGTAAGGGGTTTCCTTATAGTTTTGAGCGAATGTTGGTGGCAGTCTAAAGATTCCGTAAATCTCTTGGTTAGTCTGCATCTTGGTTTCAATATACTGCGCTTCGTTAGGAGTAATCATTTGATTATTCCATTTGGTTTCGCCTTGAGTACCTAAGAAGGGAATCTTACTAGCTGCAATCTGAGTCTGCATTTGCTCCCCTATCTTCTGTCCTTGCTCTTGAGTTAATCCCTGAGATGTAATAAACCCGGTTCCTTTTGTGCCAATTGCTTTCGCTGAGAACTTCTCTTGCTTGATTTTGTAACCCATTACATTAGCATTGTATGTAATAGGGCTTATACCATCCATTCCGTTAAAGCAATACATTTTGATATGAAATACCTCAGTAGCCGGGAAGACCCCAACTCCGTTTACGTCATAAAAGACCGATCCTTGTTCTCTTATAATGTTGACATTCAACCAATCGATTTGAATTAGGCTTTCTACGTTTTGAAGTTCATCTCTTAGGATTATTGCTAATCCGTTTCCTTTTGTTAAGGCATGCCAAACCATTGAATACCAGAAATTGAATGCTGATGTATTCTCGTTTGGTTCTGTGTGGATGATCTTATATGATGGGTGGTTTTTCTGTATTGATTTTCCTTCAGGTGAGTCTTTGAGTACATTAAATGGTAATTTGGCTATGTCTTGAGATATTGCATTTATACAAGTAAAGACCGTTGAAATTCTGCTTCCTCTGTCTACTGTGGTATTTCATATCAAAATGTATTGCTTTAACGGAATGGA